ACTCTGGCAACCTAGACCCAGAAGAAGCAGCAGCGGCGATCACAAATCGCAACATGACCCGTGCGCAAATGAACCGCATCTTGAAGTTCTTTGATGACAGCCCGGAAGCTCAAGACACAATAAGACGAACAATTGTTAATGATATTCTTGGTTCTGTAGACGAAGATATCTTCATTAACGAGAAGGCAGCTTACTCTCTTCGTAACGCGCTGGACTCTTACAAGCCAGAAATGCTGAACAAGGTTCTTGGAGAGCAGGCAGTCAAAGACATCAAACAATTAGCAGATGATCTTGTTTTCTTGCGTGACACAGGAGCAAGAGGCGCAGGCTCACTAGCTGCAGACGCTATTCGTACAGGTCAGTTCACAAACCCAATGAAGAACATCCCCAAAGCGGGTCGCTTCCGTGTGTTGAACTATATGATGAACAACCCAACAGTTATGCGCCGTGCGCTAGAAGTTAAGGCGGGTCGCACAAGCCCACAGGCAGCGGCACAAAGCCTAACGCAAGCACTGAATGAATCAGCAGCACAAGTTACTGGTGAAGGTGTACCATTAACGCAACGGGCAGCAGGGGCCGTAAAAGGCGTAGGTGCTACACTTGGAGCGATTAATCGTGGTCAGGTAGCAACTCGTCAGGGCTTGGGTCAGTTACTCACTTCTCCCCAGCAGGTTCGTGGAACTCCCCCGGAGCAGCCACGCACAAGCCGAGCAACTGTTCCACAAGTACTTCCCCCGGTAACTGCAGGAGATATGCAGATAACCCGAACAATAGACCCGCGCATTCTTCAGCAGCAGCAGAGCTTGCGTGAACGTGCAAAAAGAAACCCCTATGTAGCCGCTACGCTACTAGGGGGTCTTGGAAGCGCAGGGCTTCTTTAGTCTTCAATGATTGCGGATAGTCCGCCTGTGATAACACGAGCAGGGGCGGACTGTCGTGTCATGCCGTAAGATTCATACTCACGGTCAACAAGCAGCGACAATTGCTGTGAAATGTTGCGGCGTTCTTTCTCCGCCATTTGAACTATTTTCTCATAAGTGTCTGTGCTGACACCTATAGACTTGTATTTTGATGGTTTAGGCACTAGCATAACTCCCATAATGTACTCAAAACCAACATATAATCCCAAACTTAAAAGGTCAAGGTCGAAGTACGGCAACAAAAAGACAGTGGTCGATGGGATTACATTTGATTCCAAGTGGGAATCGCAGCGGTACTTATATCTAAAGTCTCTCGAAAAGGCGGGTCGTGTGCAGAATCTCGAACTGCAGCCACGCTTCTTAATCACAGTCAACAGCCAAAAGATTTGCACCTACGTTGCGGATTTTAGGTACGATAAAGAAGACGCTGAAGGCAACTGGGAGCATATTGTCGAAGATGCCAAGGGCGTGGAAACTCCTGAATTTAAACTAAAAAAGAAGTTGATGAAGGCCGTTCACAACATCGAAATCTATCTTTCCAAAAAAAGTAGTTGACATAAATCCCATACTTTACTAAGTCTAAGTCTCTAGAAAAATTTAACGCGGAGACTGACATGGACAGTAATGAACTGTTCGAACGTCGAGATGAACTCAAAGTCATCGTAGCCGAGCTACGTGCAGAGTTAAAAGACGTTGAAGAACAAATCTCAGATATGTGGCTATCTGTAGCGCGTGACGCATTACGCGCAGATGGCAAAGACTTTGGCACCACGTACATCGTGGCAGGCAACAGAAAACTCAAAGCTGTTGTCCGCAAGAAAGTTACGTGGGATCAAGACGAACTTGGCAGAGCATTGCAGGAAATGCCTGAGAACGAAGCTCGTCATTATGGCAAACTTACACTCGCAGTAGAAGAGCGTAAGTACACAACAGCACCACCTTCAATCAAAGAAGTATTGGAGCCTTGCCGCACGGTAGAGGTTGGTGGTTTCACAATCGAAGAGGTGGACTAATGGGTTTACAAATTATCACAGCCGAACAGCGTCTTGCAGAAAAGCGCGGTCATAAGATCGTTGTATGTGGCGCAAGCGGCGTAGGCAAAACAACATTGGCTCGTACATTAGAGCCAAACACAACACTCTTTATGGACTTAGAAGCGGGTGATGCGGCTATCGAAGGATACCCCATCGACGTTATCCGTCCTCAAACATGGGCAGAATGCCGTGACTTTGCATGCTACATTGGTGGGCCAAACCCATCATTGTCAGAGGATCAGCCATATAGCCAAGCACATTACGATTACGTTGTGCAAACATATGGTGATCCTCAAGAGATTATGGCGAAGTTTAGCACGATCTTTGTTGACTCAATCACAGTCGCAGGTCGCCTATGTTTTCAGTGGTGCCAACAACAGCCAGAATCACGATCCGATAGGACTGGCAAGTTGGACACTCGTGCGGCCTATGGCATGCACGGGCGCGAGATGATGGCATGGCTTACGCATTTGCAGCATATCCGCGCAAAGAACGTCATTTTCGTCGGCATCCTAGACGAAGTTACCGATGATTATGGCAGAAAGCAATACGCACTCCAGATCGAGGGGAGTAAGACTGGACGCGAATTGCCGGGAATCGTAGACGAAGTGATCACGATGGCTGTTCTCGGGGGAGATAATGGACCGTTTCGTGCCTTCGTCTGCGGTGCCCTAAACGAATGGGGCTACCCTGCCAAGGATCGGTCTGGTAGGCTCGACACATTGGAAGAACCGCACTTGGGTAAACTGATGGCAAAGATGTCAACAGGCCCATTGCAATCAGAGCGTCCTTTGGACTTTGTTGATCCAAATGCTCAAAATTCTAGCGAAGGAGAAATCGCAAATGCTTAATCTAAATAATGCACCCGTATCAGACGCACCACAAATGGAGCGCACTCTAATCCCTGCAGGTACAGTATGCCGTGCCGTAATCGTCGTTAAGATGGGCGACATCGAACTTCAAGAGTTCGGCGCAGGTCAGTGGTTCAAGCAATCACAATCATCAAAAGCCAAGTGGATGGAACTAGAGTTCACAATCGTGGGCGGCGAACATGATCGCCGTAAGTTCTGGGATCGCATCTTTGTCGATGGCGACAAGATGGGCCAGAGCGGTATCCCACAGGCCAAAGAGATTGGTTTGCAGACATTGCGTCAAATCATCGAAAGCGCAAATAGTCTTGATCCAAGCGACATGTCACCAGAGGCGCAGCAGCGTCGAAACATCTCAGGTGTCATGGACTTGAATGGAATGGAGATTTGCGCTAAAGTTGGCATCAAGAAAGGCAACAATGGCTACTCTGATAGCAACAAGCTAACAGCAGCCCTTACGCCGAATCAAAAGGATTTTATACCATCTGGTCAAGCACCAGTCATGCAGACACCTGCAGCGGCAGCGCAAGCACCAACGCCTCAACCACAGGCAACAGGTGCAGCACCAAGTTGGGCTAATCGGTAATATCTAGCGGCACAGGTCACTCCGCACCTGCTAGACCACGGAAAGGGGGCCGTGGGCCAAATACCCCCTCACTTTCTAGATCAAATGGAGTCCCAACATGTTACTGCGCCCCTATCAAGAGGCGGCTGTCGATGATGCATGTAAAGCACTCGACAAGCACAGCAATACAATTGTAGTCGCCCCCACAGGCGCAGGTAAGACCATTATGATGTCCGCTCTTATTGGGCGTAGATTCAAGGATGGCAAAAAGATTCTCGTGATGCAGCATAGAGATGAACTTGTTGATCAAAACAAATCCAAGTTCGAGCGCATCAACCCGTACATCACAACAAGCATCGTAAACGGCACCATGAAAAACTGGGACGGTAGTGCCGTGTTCTCTATGGTGCAAACAATTTCACGCGAACGCAATCTACGGGATCGCCCTGTATTCGATATGGTCGTCGTGGACGAGAGCCACCACGCTGCAGCAGATACATATGTTCGGGTTATCGACGCAGTTAAGGAAGATAACCCTGATGCAGAAATCGTGGGCTTCACAGCTACGCCTAACCGTGGCGATGGCAAAGGACTGCGTAACGTATTCAGCAATTGCTCACACCAGATTGAAATCACGACTTTAATCCGAGAGGGCTTTCTTGTTGCGCCAAGAACCTATGTGATTGATTGCGGGGTCAAAGACCAACTGGATAAAGTCACGCGCAAGGGCAACGACTTTGACATGGATGAAGTCGAAGCGATTATGAACCGCAAGGTGATTAACCAGAAGGTTGTCGAAGAATGGCTGAACCATGCAGAAGACCGCAAGACCGTTGTGTTCTGCAGCACAGTCAAACACGCAGAAGACCTACTGGCAGAGTTCCTACTTGAAGGGGTCAACGCTGACATCGTGACAGGCGAAACGCCAAAGCCCGAACGCGCACAGATTCTACATGATCTAGCGCACGGTGATGTGCAGGTTGTGGTCAACGTAGCAGTGCTGACAGAGGGTTTCGACGCGCCACCAGTATCGTGCGTTGTCCTAACACGCCCCTGTTCTCAGAAGGGCACAATGGTACAGATGATTGGGCGTGGGCTACGCACAGTCGATCCAGAAGAGTTTCCTGACACGGTAAAGACAGACTGTGTTGTGCTAGACTTTGGCACAAGCGTTCTAACGCATGGCTCACTTGAAGACGCAGTGAACCTAGATGATCGCGAAAAGGGAGAAGCACCTACAAAGATTTGTGCAGAGTGCGAAAGCGAAATCCCAATGGGAGCGCAGGTCTGCCCTATCTGCGGTACAGAAATTGTATCGGAATCAGAAGAGAAAGAAGAACTTGTTCGGTTTACCATGACCGAATACGATCTTATGCAAATGTCACCGTTCCGTTGGATCGACTTATTTGGTGACGCAAGCCTGCGCATGGCTATGGGATTCGAAGGTTTCGTCGGTGTCGCAAATACTGCAGAGTTAAGTGTTGCGTTCGGCAGACATGGCAAGAATAAGCTGCGCGTCCTAGCAGTAGGCGGTAGCGCACAGGCTACAGCGGCAGCCGACGACTTTCTGCGTGAAATCGAAGACAGTGGCGCAGCAAAGAAAACAAAGAGATGGCTTGATCAAAGAGCCACAGAGAAACAGATTGAGCATCTGCGAAGACAGGGCATCGAAGTGGGGTTCATGGACTTTTCATGGACAAAGTATAAAGCCGCTTGCATGCTTAGTTTCATGTGGAACCGAGGCACAATCGAATATGCAGTGGAGAAATATCTATGAAAGACGTAAAGACACGTTGGGCTGTTTATGATGACGGACTCAAGATTTGGTACGATGGCGAACTGGTCGCCAAAATAGACCCATCAGAATTTAAGTATATTCTTGCCGATTTAGCGTTATGGTTAAGACATAACAACGGAGAGGATATCGGCGATGCCAAGGTTTGAACTCGTTCTATCAATAGCCAAGAGAAGTGACGAACACGAACTATACACCGAGGAATACGATTATATGTGCTTTTGCAAGGACTTACATGACATCGAAGAAATTACCGAAAAGGTAAATGAAATCGTTCACGAAGAGTTCCAAGAAAATGAGGAAGGCGAAGTATTGTTCGGGACAGCCGATATTATCATAAACGAATCAACAGTTTTGATGATGCAATACAAAAATACAGAAGTCCCTAGAGAAGAATTAAACGAAATAATGGACTTAATTATAGACGGAGCAGGAGAGGAGACAATGCATTGAGCATGCCACCATTAACAAAGCCAATAGAAGAATTGGCATTTATATTGGGAAAGTTTGGTTGGGATACCAAGTTTTCCGATCTATCAGAGGATCAGGTACACGTTTTGATCTTTGGACTACAAGAAGCAGAAAAGTTATCACAGGAGATTAGCGTTGCTGAACTTGAACAAAAGTACTTTAAGTCAACGGGCAGCTTCCCATCTACAAGCATCCCCTTCTGATCCTACAGCAGAAGCAATAAAGGCAGCAGTAGACGAAGCAATCCTGCGCAACGAACAGAAGCGTGAACGTCGAAAGTATCTTGGCGCATCTAGTATCGGTGATGAATGCAGTCGCAAGATACAGTATCGCTTTATGAACTACCCACAAGATGAGGGGTCAGAGTTCAGCGCACAGACGTTACGCATCTTTCAGTTCGGTCACGAGATCGAAGATTATGCAGCCAAATGGCTTAGAGATGCTGGCTTTGACCTGCGCACAGAAGATAAACAAGGCGAACAATTTGGCTTCTCCATCGCTGATGATCAGATCAAAGGCCACATCGACGGCGTGATATGCGCTGGTCCTGTGCAAATGGGATACCCAGCGTTATGGGAAAATAAGTCAGCTAATGACAAAAAGTTTCAGGCTTTTGTTCGGCATGGCGTAGCGAAGGCAAACCCCACATATGCAACGCAGATCGCACTTTACCAGACATACATGGAGTTAAGTGAGAACCCTGCGCTGTTTACTGTGGTGAATAAAAATACATCCGAAGTGTATTACGAGTTAGTTCCTTATGATAAGGAGTTGGCTCAGAAGGCAAGCGACAAGGCCGTAAATATCTTGACGGCTTCCAAGGCAGGTGACATCCTACCAAGAGTCGCACAAAGCAAAGACTTCTTTCTTTGTAAGTTCTGCGAGTATCGGGAGACTTGCTGGAAAGGTGAATAAAAAGAAGGGGCCAGTCCTAGAACTAGCCCCACCAAGAAGTGTTTTATGGGTATGAGGACAATATAATGTCATTAAGGGTAGTTGGCAACACAGGATATGGTAGTAACGGAAAAGATTTAGTCGCAGAAATTTCGGAAAAGGTGCCGTCATATGTGCAGATCGAAGCGTTAAAAAACGCATTTCCTAACGGTAAAGTAATCAGAAATGAGTTCTATCTAGGCTCATTGGATGGCGAAGCAGGGCAATCATTAAAGATCGACATTGATCCCATGAGTCCAAATTTCATGCGTGGCATGGACTTTAATACGGGCGAAGGTATCGGTGGGATCACAAAAATCTTAATGAGGGCAAACAACTGGAAAGTTCCAGATGTAGCAGAGCATTTCTCTTCTTACCTAGAGCAAGACCGTCCTGCTCCACCTATGAATCCTATTAACCCCAGCCTCGCCCAGCAGTTTCCGGTTGCACAACCCGAACAAGTTAAGCAGCGCCGGGTAATTGATGTAAACACGCCGCATGATGGTGAGTACCTGTATCTCTCAGAAGATGGCGAAATCCTCGTCACAGTGCGAAGATATATCGAACGCACCCCAGCGGGGGAGATTGTTCGGGATAGCGATGGCAATGCGAAAAAAGAGTTTCGCCAGTTTCCTCGTCTTCCTGAAACACGCCCTCTTTATAACCTGCCTGACATCGCACAATCAGATCGCGTCATTTGGGTTGAAGGTGAAAAGTGCGCTGATGAACTAACAAAGATGGGATACACAGCAACATGTACCATTGGCGGTGCAGGGATGCTTTCCCAAAAGACAAAAGACAAGTTCGACTTCTCTCCGTTGCAGGGCAAAGAGTTAATCATCTGGCCCGACAATGACGAAGCGGGTGCAAAAC